ACGGAACACGTTGGGTCAAGGTTGAAGACGATGTTAGAACAAGTATGACACCTGGTGCAAGTAATCAGACACAACGCAGTGGATTTGTTAACAATACTAATACATATACAACTGTTGACGGCAAGACTTATGATGAGCGTCAAGGCCTCAGCGATGTACTTACAGCAAAGGCAGATAACGAATAATGGCTCAAACATTTTTTTACGATGAACAGATACGTAGATTCTTACTACAATTCATAAGGGTCTTATCAAACTTCGAAGTACAATTTGGTAAAGATGAAGATGGAACTAGAGTACTACAACGTGTGCCTGTGCGTTATGGTGACGTGAACAGACAAGGCGCACAAATACTACGTGGTAATAGCGAAAACACTATGGCTAATGTGCCAATGATTAGTTGTTACATTAACGGATTACAGTATGACCGACCACGCATGCAAGAGCCTAACTTTATTAGTAAGATTGGTGTAAGAGAACGTAAGTACGATCCAGACACCGACAGTTACTTAAACGTACAAGGTGATGCATTTACTATCGAACGTATGATGCCAGTGCCTTATAAGTTAACACTCAAAGCAGATATATGGACAAGTAACACAGAACAAAAACTACAACTACTAGAACAAATGCTGGTGTTGTTTAACCCTAGTCTAGAAATACAAAGTACAGACAACTATGTTGACTGGACAAGTTTAAGTACAGTTAACTTAATAGATGTACAGTGGACTAGCAGACCTATACCGCAAGGCATAGATGAAGCAATAGACTTTGCTACACTTACATTTGAAATACCTATCTTTATCAGCGCACCTGCTAAGGTTAAGAAATTAGGTGTTATCGAAAGAATAGTTACTGGTATATGGGATATGCAAGGTGAGTTTGATCAGAGCTTATTCCAAGACGTAGGCAACTTAATACAACGTAAAAGAATAAGTCCACAAAACTATGGTGTACTGTATTTGAATGGTCAGGCACAACTACTTAAATTAGAAGACACTATCGCAGAGTCTACAAGTAACATAGGAGATACTACTGTAACTAAAGTAGGCACTAGGACAGATTGGCCTAGTTTCATTAATCTTTTTGGGGAAATAAGGCCCGGAGTTAGTCAAATTAGGTTCGAAACCGACGAAGATGGCACCGAAGTTGTAGGCACTGTAGCATTACACCCCACAGACGAGAGTTTGTTACTTGTTACAATAGATCAAGACACCATACCTACAAACGACATACGCCCTGTTAACGCTATTATAGACCCTGACAGAGTAGGTCCTAATAGCGGGCTAAGTACGCCTACAGCAGGAACAAGATACTTATTAACTAATCCAATTGGCAACTCAAATAATGTAGACGGTGCCGATGCTTGGAAAGGTTTGCTACCAGATTCTAGCACAGATGATCTCATAGCAGACAGAAACGACATTATCGAATACGATGGAGACATGTGGCGTGTTAGTTTTGATGCCAGTACGGAAGCAGGCACACACTATGTCAGCAACTTAAACACAAATTATCAATTTAAATGGACCGGCTCTGCTTGGGTTAGGTCTTATGAAGGTCAATACAAGGAGGGCTATTGGAGCCTCGCATTATAAACAGTTGTGGTGCATTAATAAGATCAATTAAAACCGGCAGGTACTTATTTTTGTTAAGAGACAAGTGTAGTTACGGCAACACTTGGGGACTTCCTGGTGGCAAATTTGAGAACGGTGAGTCCACTGTAGAAGCACTAGAACGTGAATGTGAAGAAGAATTAGGCAGTCCGCTAATCTATCAAAAGTTTATACCTATCGAGACATTCACAAGTGAAGATAAAAAGTTTGTATACCACACCGTACTACTAACGGTAGATCGAGAGTTCACTCCTACATTAAACGAAGAACATAAAGGGTATTGTTGGGTTTACATAGAAGATCATCCCAAACCTTTACATCCCGGCGTTTGGAAAACATTTAACTTTGATGTGGTCAAAGATAAATTAGATACTATGAATAAGGTATTATAAGTCTGCTTCTAATACAAAATCGTGTATTGTTATCTGACGCAAGTTTAAACAATAATTCCACTCTTCAGGAAATCTCGATATGCCACCTGCAACCCAAGCAAAGTCTACATCATCATAAGCATCGAATATTCGCTTCATTTGACCTTCCCATTTTTGACTTCTTGCAGGCGTGTCTGCTGTAGCGTAATGTGCTGTGCCTGCATAGACATTATTATTACTATGCTCGTTTTGATTATCGAATCCAAGTAGATAAATTTTTTGGTGTCCATCGAAACAGGCTAACCAAGTTGCTAAAGCACCTGCACACCAAGTGTGTCCGTAAGGGAATAAATGTAATACGCCAGGATGTGTTTTTACGTTACTTGCGTTGGACATTACTATATGTTTGTCAGCGTAGCCAGACTTTACTATCTCATTTATTAAGAAAGGATTAATACAAACAAGGAAGTCTGGACTCATATCTCTATACAAAGCATTACACCCATAACTTTGTAACCTTCTTTTCCCAAGGTGTCCGCCTGCATGTTGTTCTACCTTTTTAACATTAAGAGATTTTCTACTAGTTCCGTTCCCTATAATTACTGCATTTTTTGTATGCGCATTATTAACTAAAGTGTTAGGAACAAATATTCTGTTTTCAGTACGCTTGCCTTGATGCAGGACAAAGCCGTCAACTACAAACTCTCCCTCATAGTCGGTGCGATACAGTTTTTGCATTAGAGTCTTCCTACAACAACTTCAATAACGCCAACTTCCTCACTATCGTAGTTTTCTAATGCTTTTCCTATAACTGTTCCTATTTGAGGATTGTTACTGGCTACAGCAACACCTTCAATGTTACTGCTTACCATCATGTCGCCTTTGCTAATAGTACCCTTAACTTTTGTAGGCACTCGTCCAGTAAATGCTAGAGCAACAACAAACTCACCTGCGCAGTCTTTGTTCATTAATACACCTGGTGCTGTAGAAACTACTCCAGCAATCTTGTTGCTATCTGGTTGTCTGCTGGCTGTTACTTCGTGTTGACCACCAAATATTAAAACTGTACCTGGTTCGTACTGAGCGTCTGCAACATAATTCTCTGCCAAGTCAGCGTACCTAGCTGATGTTGCTGTTCCATCAAACAATGTTGCTGTTACTGTTCCAACTACTTCTAATTCAGTAGAAGGACTAGCCGTACCAATCCCTACGTTACCAGAAGAGTCGATACGCATGCGTTCTGTGTTATTAGTGCCAAAAATTAAATGGTCAGCATAATTATTCCATAGTTCAATAGAATTTGTATTATTAGCGTATCCAATACTTCCTGTAACTACCCCACCATCTTGAGATAATTCTATTCTAGCGTTATCAGTTTCAGTCGCATTATCTGAATCTGCTTCTAATGTTAATATTGCTGGACCAGTAGATTTTAAATGTAATAAAGAAGTAGGACTAGTCGTCCCAATACCTACTCTATTATTTGTAGAGTCTACATAGAGCGTGTCGGTGTCTACTGTTAATTCACCTGATACAGTTAGAGTACCTGCTGTTACATCACCTGATGTTGTAATAGCACCACCTGATCCAATTGTGACCACTGGAACACTATTGTAGGCTATTTTTACATCGTTGGATCCAACAGAACCAATCACCGAATCAGTGGCACCACCTTCAATGAAAGTAGAAGCACCGTCTGTTCTATCTAACACCAATAATGCGTTTGCACTGGTGTTTTCTATTTCTACTTGGTATGCTGGACTTGCTGTTCCAATACCGACTCTATTATTTGAAGCATTGACAAAAAGTGTGTTTGTATCAACTGTTAGATTACCAGATAATGTAGCAGTTCCTGTAATATTAATATTACCTGTACCTGTAATATCACTAGAGTTTAAATCTAAATCTCCGCCAAGTTGTGGTGTGGTGTCTTCTACAACGTTGCCAATACCTGCACCAGTGTTGTCAACAAAACTTAGTGTGCCGCTACCGTCTGTTTGCAATATTTGGTTAGCACTACCATCTGCTGTTGGAAAGGTATACGCATTGCTAAACTCAATAGCACTTCCTGATATGCTTTGCACTAAAGTCATATCGTTTGCAGTATATCCTGCGTCAATTGATGTTTGTTCACTGTCCTGCGTGGTGTTTACAGTAACATTGTCTAGTTGGCTACTTGCTCTAGGTATAACGTCTAAATCAACTGTTACAGTTCCATATAGACTACCACTGGAAATCTTTTGTATAGCAAAAATAAATCCTGCTGTTGTAGTTTCTTTTGTCCATAACTGAGGTTTAAAGTGTGCTGTACCGTTGTGTTGTTCTGTGTAGGTAATTGACCAATCTAGATCGGGAAGTGTGTTTGATCTTAGTGCCGCTATAAAGTTTATGGTCTGTATTGAACCAGCAGTTTGACACAAGATGCGTCCCGACACTTGATAGTTTTGAGAAGCCGCACTAGGAATGATTGTTACAATCTTTTGATATTCGTTTTGTTCAAAGTAACTGCCTGAAGCCGCACCAGTGTATAACTGGTTAAACTTCATCATGTTCGAAGTTGTATAACGCTGTTCTCTATTTTTAATTGTGTCTACTTGTAGATTACCGTTGGTAACTGTTAAATCGCCCTGAGTAACACCCGTTGCTGTTGTAGTTCCTACTACAAATTGCGCCGCTGATTCGTCCCATATTAGTACCGCATTATCTCCTGAGGAACCACGCTCGAATATAAATCCAACATCTGTGTCGTTAGCGCCTGTGTGATCGGAGTTTAACCGTATAACCGGATCGGTTATATTCGTTAAATCGAAGTTAATCTGCGCCGCTTTAGGTCGAGTTAATGCCATACTAAAAATAATCCTTTGTTTAGTATTTAGTCAAAATAAAAGGGAGAGCGTTTGCCCTCCCTCTTACCTACTACTTGTAGAAGTCTTACATCATTAATGCTAGAACTTCTATTACGCCTTCTCCTTCGCCTGAGAAATCTTCGATTGCTTTGCCTATAACTGTGCCTAACTTTGGATCTGCCTCAGCTCTTGCCATACCGTTGCCAGCTGATACCATTAAGTCACCTGCGCTAACAGGACCAACGACTTTACATGGAACTCGACCAGCCAACGCTAAAGGAGTACCTTCTTGTGAGCTGTTCATCAAGTGTGCTGGATCAGTAGAAACAATACCTGCAACCTTAGAACACATATCAACATCACATGGTGCAACTTTACCGTTACCAGCAAAGTGTACAACTGTGCCTGCTTCAATCTCTGTATCACTAGCGTACATCTCTGCCAAGTCAGCGTATTGTGCTGTTGTAGCAGTACCAGAGAATACTGAGGTTGTTAATGTGTTAGTACTTGGATTGTAGGTTAAGCCTGTGTCAGTCTCAATGCCTTGCGCTCCTGTAGCACCGTCAACAAATGTGATGTATGTTGTCTCATTTGTTGTGTCGTTAGCAGTTGCAGTAACATTTGTTGCTGTTGTAGCAGTACCAGAGAATACTGAGGTTGTTAATGTACCTGTGCTTGGATTATAGCTCAGGCCTGTGTCGTAATTAACTGATGTTAATGCACCACTAGTAGTTGAAGCAAAATACAAGTTAAAGTTTGTATTTGTTGTTTCATCTTGACTAATAGTTGCACCTGCGGCTGCCCAACTTAGTGTGCCTGCGCCGTCACTAACAAGAGCGTAACCACTTACACTTGCGTCTGCATCTGGTAGTGTCCAAGTTACATTTGAGCTCACTGTAGCAGGGGCTTGGAATGCAACAAAGTTACTACTGTCAGCGTCCATAAAGCGTACATCACCTTGTGCACCAGTAACAAAGTCGTTAACTACTGTACCAGCTGGAGTTGTGCCATCACTCTGGAATACACCAAGTGTGTTGTCACCGTTATCCTTAAGTTGTAAATCACCTAAGTAAACTGTACCACCACCAACATAAAGACTTCTAACTTTATTACTTGCATCACCAATGTCAAATAGTTCATCGCCATTAGGAATTAAGTGACCACTTGTGTCAAATGTCCAACGTAGATTTTGTGCGCTTGTGCCTGTTGAAATCCGAACACCTGTTGCATCTACTGCTTCAACTGCTTGGTAACCATCGCCACTAGCAATGTCAGTAACTGTTACTGTAGTAGTAAATCTACGTACCTCAATCTTGTCACCACTTGCTGGTGCCTCAGTAAACGTTAAAGTAGTTCCGCTAACACCATATGCTGATGTAGGTAACTGCACCACACCGTTGATACTAACCACACAACCTGCTGTTGTTTGTGAATCACCAAGTGTAAACGCTGTTGTTGAACCATCACCGTCAAATGTATCACTAGCAATAACTGTAAATGATGCGTCAGCTGACTTCCATTCACTGTTAGCATAGTATTCCATCTTGTTTGTTGATGAGTTAACACGCAACATACCGTCAACGCCTGTACCTGGACGCTCAGCAGTTGAACCAACTGGAATCATCACAGAGTCCGTTGAGCTAATCTTTAACTTAGCACCAGTTGTTGATGTTGTAGTACCAATGTTTACTACATCACCACCTGCATCAACGTGGAACAATGCTGTGTCAGTGTCGCCTTCAACTCTGAAGTCAACGTCTGCGCCTGCATCGTTAATAGTAACTTCACCACCTGCTGTTGCAGTGATGTTGTTACCATCTAAGTCTAAGTTGTCAACAGCAATGTTACCTGTAACAGTTAATGTTGTACCATCAAATGTTAAGTTACCACTGTCTTCAATAGCACCTGAAGTACCTGCTAATACAACTCTACCTGCTGTCAAGTCACTAACAATAGCACTACCAGCAGTTAAGTCTGTGCCGTCCCAGAGCAATGAAGCACTGTCTTCTAAAGCACCACTTGTACCAGCAGTAACAATTCTACCACTTGTTAAGTCACTAACTGCGGCTGTTGCAATAACTGTTTCACCAGTTCCGTTTGGTGTAATGTTAACATCGCCATTTGTATCAGTACTAATAATAGTGTTGCCATTAATGTTGATGTTATCTACGTCTAAGTCGCCAGTTACATCAACACCACCAGTAACAGCAAGTGCTGTTCCACTCCAAGTTAAGTTTGCATCATCTTCTAATGCACCTGAAGTTCCTGCAACTACTAGTCTGTTGTCTGTTAAGTCACTAACGACTGCTGTAGACATAACAACTTCACCTGTTCCGTCTGGTGTAATGTTAACATCGCCATTTGTATCAGTACTAATGATTGTGTTGCCATTAATATTGATGTTATCTACATCTAAGTCGCCTGTGATATCCATAGCGGCTGTCAATGCCAATGTTGTACCATTAAATGTGAAGTTAGCATCGTCCTCAAGAGCACCACTTGTACCAGCAATAACAACTCTATTGTCTGTCAAGTCAGAAATAATAGCAGAGCCTGCTGTTAAATCTGTACCATCCCAAAGTAGAGAAGCACTATCTTCCAATGCACCGCTTGTACCAGCAGTAACAATTCTACCACTTGTTAAGTCACTAACTGTAGCACTTGCGGCAACAACTTCACCTGTACCATTTGGTGTTAAGTTAATGTCGCCATTTGTGTCTGTTGATGAAATTGTGTTACCATCAATTGCAATGTTATCAACTGCTAAGTCACCAGTAACATTTAAGCCACCAGTAACACCCATATCTGAGCCATCCCAAGTCAAGTTAGCATCATCTTCTAATGCACCACTTGTACCTGCAACAACTAGTCTGTTGTCAGTTAAGTCACTGACTGTTAAAGTACTAGCAACAACTTCACCTGTACCGTTTGGTGTTAGGCTAATATTGCCATTAGTATCAGTACTAATGATAGTATTACCGTTAATGTTAATATTATCAACATCTAAGTCGCCAGTGATGTCCATAGCGGCTGTTAATGCTAATGTTGTGCCATTAAATGTAAAGTTAGCATCATCTTCAAGTGCACCGCTTGAGCCAGCAATAACAACTCTATTGTCTGTTAAGTCACTGACTATGGCACTTGCTAATGTTGCTTCACCGCTTGTCTGTAAAGTAGTTGAACTTACATCACCGCCTACTGTTAATGTACTTCCGTCGAAAGTAAAGTTAGCATCATCTTCTAAAACGCCGTTTGTACCAGCAATAACAACTCTATTGTCTGTTAAGTTAGCGTTTAAAATGCTACCAACATCTAGTGTACCTTTTGAGCCTGAAACAACTTCACTAGCGATTGTAGCATCAGGTACAAATGTCCAGTAGCCTGTTGAATCATCATAACCCCAGAAAGCAGTCTTTTCAGCACCATCATAATACTTGGCAGACATACCTCTGTCTTTAGCGTCTGATGATGAAAGTGCGGCACCACCTGCTCCACCACCAATCTGGAAGATTGGATCAACAACTTGTGTTGTTACGGAGTCAACTGTTGTAGTTGTACCTTCAACTGTTAAGCTACCAGCAACAACAATGTTACCACCAACTTCTAAGTTTTCAGCAATACCAACACCACCGTCTACTACTAACGCACCGCTAGCAGAACCTGTTGATCCTGTTGTACCGTTAATGTTAACTACTGTACTTGTACCACCAAGTTCGATAGTACCTGTACCGTTAGGTGTTACATTAACTGCTCCGTTTGTGTCTGTTGATGAAATTGTGTTACCGTCTAAGTTTAAGTTGTCGACATCTAAGTCACCTGTGACATCAACTGCGGCAGTAATTGCCATTGTTGTACCGTCAAATGTGAAGTTAGCATCATCTTCTAATGCACCTGAAGCACCAGCAATAACAACTCTATTGTCTGTTAAGTCACTAACAACTGCTGTTGACATAACAACTTCACCAGTTCCATTAGGCTCAAGTACGATGTCTTCATTTGATCTAGCAGTAACAATTTTTTGTCCATTTACATCTAAATCACCACCTAACTGAGGTGTTGTGTCAAACACTAGGTCTGTAAGTACACTAACCCAACTTAACTGTCCAGAACCGTCTGTTTTAATAACGTATCCTGCTGTGCCGTCTGCTTGAGGCCAATTTAAGCCATCAAGTACTAGGTCACCAGTTCCGTCTGGAGTAATTGTGATATTGCCATTTGTGTCTGTTGATGTAATAGCATTGCCGTTAATAGCAATGTTATCGACTGCTAGGTCGCCAGTAACGTTTAATCCACCAGTAACACCCATATCTGAGCCGTCCCAGGTAAGATTTGCGTCATCTTCTAATGCACCTGAAGTACCTGCAACAACGATTCTGTTATCTGTTAGGTCAGAAACAATAGCACTTGCTAATGTTGCTTCGCCACTTGTTTGTAGTGTAGTTGAGCTAACATCACCACCTGCTGTTAATGTACTTCCGTCCCATGTTAGGTTAGCATCATCTTCTAATGCACCGCTTGTTCCAGCGATAACAACACGATTGTCAGTTAAATCGCTTACTGTTAATGTTGAAGCAACGACTTCACCTGTTCCGTTTGGAGTGAGTGAAATGTTACCATTTGTATCAGTACTAATAATTGTGTTGCCGTTAATGTTGATGTTGTCAACGTCTAAATCACCAGTAATGTCCATGCCTGCTGTTAAAGCAAGTGTTGTACCATTAAATGTGAAGTTAGCGTCATCTTCAATAGCACCTGATGTACCAGCAATTAGTACTCTGTTGTCTGTTAAGTCAGAAACTACAATACTACTTGTTGTTAAGTCAGTGCCGTCCCATGTAAGACCTGTACCACCTTCTAAGATACCGCCTGTGCCAGCAACAACGATTTGATTATCTGTCAAATCACTAACTGTTGCTGTTGACATAACAACTTCACCAGTACCATTAGGTGTTAGGTTAATGTCGCCATTTGTATCAGTTGAAATGATTGTGTTGCCATTAATATTAATGTTGTCGACATCCAAATCACCTGTAATGTCAACAGCGGCAGTAGCCGCCAATGTAGTTCCGTCGAATGTTAAATTGCCATCATCTTCAAGTGCGCCGCTTGATCCAGCAATAACGATTCTATTGTCTGTTAAATCACTAACAGTCAATGTTGCGGCAACAACTTCACCTGTTCCGTTAGGTGTTAGGTTAATTGCACCGTTTGTGTCTGTCGATGAAATTGTGTTTCCATCTATTCTAATGTTATCAGCGTCAAATGTTCCTGTTAGTGACATAGCACTGGCAGTAACAGTAGCCGCTTGGAAGTTTGCGTAACTTGTAATAGTTACATCCCCAGCAGTTGTTCCATCTTCACTCGCAGTAGTAGCAACTACAAATTGATCTGCGGATTCGTCCCAGATCATAGCAACGTTGTTATCGTCACCACGTTCTATAACGATACCGGAGTCTACGCTTGCAGAACCAGTTGCTCCCTTTGAAAGTAACATTAATGGATCAGCAAGAGTAGTAGTTGCTGAATCAACTGTAGTGGTTGTTCCAGATACAGTCAAATTACCACTAATAGTCAAGTTTGACCCGTAAGTCATGTTATCCTCTAACTTGCCACCGGTAATGGCGTTGTTAGCGATCTTGCCTGTTTCAATGGTTAAGTCTGTAATCTGGTTGTTTTTAATTCTAGTAACAGCCATTTTAGTTTCCTCAAGGTTATATTTTACTAATTAGTAAGTGCCACCTTTGGCACTTATCAGTATTTACCAAAATGACCCAAAATCGTGGCTATACACCTTCCTAACGGAAACTGCTAATATTATGTGAAATGTGCGTTCTAGGCGGGTTAAAAGAGCATTGCACTCTTTACTTTAATATTTAGTCAATTAGTGAAAATCTACCCAAGAACCGTTAGCATATCCTTGGAACTTATTGTCGGTTGTGTTGTATATTACCCATCCGTTTGCAGGGCTTAGTGCATTTCTCGCTGTAGTTGTCATGTTAGCGACTTTAACTGCTGTAGAAAAAGTAGTAACAGTATCTGTCATTGTTGCTACTTCAGTACCAGCGGCATCAAAACGAATAGTATCTTCATCAGCACTTTCTTCTACTCGTATTCTTGTATCGCCATCGCTGTCAGAAACCTTGTCACCTAAGGTGTATGTGGTTGACACTGTCCTTGCTTCAATCTGTTCGTTTAATAACGGTGCTTCTGAGAATGTAAGTGTAGTACCACTTACTGTATATGTAGTCGTTGCTTTCTGTACCACACCTTGTACAGTAACAATAACACTGTCTGTAGAAGATTCTGCACTAAGTGTAAATGTTGTTGTGCTACCGTCTCCAGTGAAGGAGTCTAATGCAGTTGCCGTTCCAGCACTCGGATCTAAAACATTCCACTGTCCGCTCGCATAGTATTCTAAGTTGCCAGTAGCTGAGTTAACTCTAAGATCACCTGTTGATCCGCTAGGTCTTGCCGCTGTACTACCACTAGGGATAGTAATAGCATTTGTGCCTGTAATGATAACTTGTCCTGTTCCAGTTGGATCTAGTCCTATGTCTGCATTTGTTACAGTTGGTGTTAATGTAGTTTGAGGAGAACCTATTGTAGTCAAGTCTCCCATTGTTGATGCTGAAAAATTACCACCAATATCACCTGTGTATCTACCACCACTTATATAAACACTCTTACCTGTAAAACTTACACCGTTAGGTAAGTTGTCACCAATAAAGTGTAGCACACCTGACTGGTAGTCAAAGAACCATTCATCGTCATTTCCTGAACCAGTTGCAAATACTTGGTCACCACCACTTGCGCCTGCGGCGTCACTAGTAGTATGTATATAGACTTTTACCTGATATGTTGATCCAAACTCTGGACTAATCCAGTTAGTCTGTCCTGTTTTCCAAGTCCTGTTGGCTGTTGCAGAAGTATCTTCTGTACACTCTACAGGGTTACTTGTCGGATAAACTGTAACTACACCTGTTGAACTGCCTGGCAAGACACTAGGAATATCTCCAGACTTTGCCCAAAGTGTGTCAATACGCATTAACAGAGGACTGGTGATGGCTTCGTTAGGTGCTTTCTTAATAGCGTTAGTATCTGTCTTAGCGGCAGAGTAACCTAGTTTTTTCCATAAGTAGTCAACTTTTTGGGAATCTTGAATCGCCATTACGCCGCTACTCCTATGCTAAGTGCAGTAACACTCTGACCACTTGTTAATGCTATTCTCACTAAAACAACATTACCTGTAGCGTTTGTCATGTTCTCACTACCCAGTGTCATTGTGTAACCACCACTTAGTGATGTACTAGCGGCAATCCTATCACCTGATGTAAATGCACATCCGTTAGAACCATTACCACCACTGCCTGTATTAGCACCTGGTACACCTGAACCACCGTATGTTGTACTTGCATCTAACCAACCGTTAAGTGATGATGCTGAATCAATAGCAGTACCTGGTGCCGCTATCCATAAACCTGCAATGCCCGAACTTGTAATATTAATATCAAAGTTGGCAACAACCTGTCTGCGAAATGCAAATGTAAAGTATTGTGTGCCTGTATCGCTTGATCTATCTGGACCTACTGGGAGATATCCTGAACTATAATCTGTAACATCATACTTCAAAACACCTAATCTAATAGTTGCTTCTTTTGTACCTGACACACCCGGATCGCTTGCTTCTGTGTAAGGATCGTTAGTGTAGAAGTTTGTAGCACCAGTATAACTCGGAGTGTCTGTCGTATCAGCATTAAAGTCAAATACACGCACACCGTCATCCGTAAATGTGCCGTTACCTAAACTATCACTAACTGCAATAGCAATTTCACTTATACCACTTTGTGCTGATGTATGCACCTGTATGTTTGTTGTGTTTTCTGTATATGAGCTAATGCCATTACAGTTTCTTGCTCTAATTTTAACTCTGTCAATAGTTCTTACTGAACTTGATGTAATAGGAACACTTAAGTCTCCTATTGCATAGGCACTAGCAACACCAGTGTCTACATTAGGTACACCTAGTGTAAGCATCGTACTTGCACCGTCTATGTCGCTGTAAGTGTAATCTGTGTTTGTTGTACCTGCAGAACTCGTACCTTCTTGGTTAGTACCGTTGTCAACTTCAACAATGTTACTTTGGTCTGTGTATGCCTGACCAGTTAAGTTACTGATTTCAACACCTGACCAAGTTAGCGTAGGTGATCCTGAATTATAATATGGGATACCTGATATGTAACGTTTTGTTCCGCCAGTGCCTTCTGCCAGTGTTCCTGCACTTGAAATGCTAGGACTTGATGTTATGTCATCATATACAACTGCAACATAGTTTGTATTGCCTGTTGCATCGTGCTCTAGTCTTTCATCGTTTACACCTACGGTATAACTTGCGAGTGCTTGTGTAATTTTAGCATCGAATGTTTGATAAAAATCACTAGGATATGTACTTGCACTAATAGTATTGTGTGCATCATCCTGTTGACTAATTACCAAACTAGTAAATGTACCCGTCTCTCCTGTTGCAGTTGTAAATGTTTTACTACCTGCTGTAGAACCATTGATATTAGCACTGAGCGTTCCTGATGCACCGTTGTATGCATTGTTCACAGTACTTGTATCGATAGTACCACTTGTGTATCGTCTTGCTGTTGTCGTCGTTAGTGCGGCGCCAGCACTTAATGGATTACTTGACGAATTGTCGTCAAATCCTGAGCACAGTCGAGGACTTGTGCCTTGGAAAGCATCTGCCAATGTAATACTAAATGTACTCAAGTTACTTGGAGCACTTGGTGTAGCATTCATTGTAAATGTTATGCTAGTATCTGTATCTGTTTGTGCAGTTATGTCCGGAGTACCGTTTGCTGTGAATGTGAGATTGTAATCGCCTGTTGATTCTCCAGCATAGTCATGATCTAAAGTTGCACCAATAGAGCCTGCCGCTGATCCGTCTTCTGTTACTGTGTCGTTAGTACTACCATCTGCCCAATCGTATTCGTAGTCATCAGCATTTTGTGACGTGTTAGTTGCACGTACTAATGCACGATTATTACCACTTAAGTCTGTAAAGTCGTATAAGTCGTATTGATTGTCGCCAGTTCTATCACTTGTAGTAACTGCTGTAGCCGCAATGTTTGCTCTAACGTCTGGTTCAACGTGTACTGTAAATGTTGAACTAATAAACGGCGAACTTGTATGGTTACTGATAACTCTTAAGTTACCTGTAAAGTCCTGTGCAATTCCATTTGCTTGATCACTTGCACTTAAAGCAAATGTATGACTAATTGTTCCGCTTGTATCTCCATCGGCACCAGAGCCAACATTGACTGTTGTATTACTTGTGCCATCTCCCCACTGGTATTGATATTGAATACCGTATGTAGCGTAACTACCAATAGTACTTTCTGTTGTGTTAGTAAATGTAACAACATGTCCCGATGTTGCATCTTCATTAACGCCACTATTGTCATCTAGTGTTACACTAGGTGTATGATCATCATAAATTTTAACATTTGAAGTATCACTTGTTGGAATACTTGCAGGTAACGCTGTACTGTGGCTATCTAGTGTGAGTGTTACAGTTCTTGTTTGTTCTTGTTCTGTGCTGGCAGTAAATGTGTGGGCAAGTCTACCACCACCTACACCACCTGCGGATGCATCACTAGATACTACATCGTCACTACTACCGTCTCCCCAGTCCCAAGTATATTGAACTGTTGCACCACTTGTGTTAGTAGTTGTGTTTTCAAAATAAATTGTGTCGCCATCGTCCCACTGTGTAATAGGACTTCCACCTGAACTTGCCGCATAAGCCGCAAAACTTACAACAGGATCTGCTGTATAGATAATAATGTATTCTGTACGTGTCTTGCTGATTTCGCTACAAGCACCACTACCACCACTATTGTATGCTCTAACAGTTACATCAAATGGAGAACCTGTGTTAGTAGAATATGTATGTGTTGGTGTGCTATCTGATGTTGCTGAAGTGGTATCACCATCTCCCCAAGTGATGTCATATCTGTTTGGGTTACCGTCTGCTGTAATAGTTAATGTTACTACTGTGCCTGCACCACCTGAAGTTGTATCAGCAGTAAAGTCCATATTGGCAACTGCTGTATTGTTCATGATGTTAAGCATACACTCATTGACATCATCAACGGCATATGATATAGGTGTTGTTTCAGTCCAAGTGTTGACTGCGCCATCTGTCCATACGCTATCTTCTGCTGTACCAAGTACTAGGGATTGTCCGTCCTGTGAAACACTTATCCAGGTAAGGTTACCACTACCGTCTGTTGATAGTGCTTGTCCGTTACTACCGCCTGTGATGCTTATATCACTATTAGAACCTAAATCTAATGCGCCGGAAGTACTACGTATCTGACTACCTGCTATTGTTACGTTATCAACTTGAAGGCTTTGAGTAGGACTGGCTGTATTGATACCAATTCTGTTATTGGTAACATCTACATACAAAAGACTTGTTTCAACTGCAAGATCCACTCCTAGACGTTCTAGGTTGGATTTGAGCATGGGTCCTGATATTCTACCAATTGCCATGTTTTATCCTTTACGCACCAGTACTATTGTATCCGTGCTGTACTATAATTGTATGTGTATCTGGTGGAGGACTTGTAAATGTAATTGTTGTTCCACTTACTGTATATGCAACTCCTGGATTCTGGTGCACGTTACCTACATGCACAATAACATCTTGCTCGTCTGCAATACTTTGACTTGCTGTATAAGCAGTTGTTGATCCGTCACCAGTAAACGTGTCTTTTACTATACTAACTAGTCCGACCTTTGCTACTGTAACCCATGCACCATCGACATACATTTCCATAACGTTGTCTGAAGTATTGTAACGTATCTGACCATTTTCTGGTGTTGCAGGTCTTTCGCCTGCGGTACCAGTTGGCAGTGTAATAACACTCTGTGCCGAGGTGTTAACCTTTGTGTTCTTTATGAATCTACCTGGTTTAGCCATTATACACTCGCATAACTTACTGTTGCTGTGACTGCCGATCCTGCATCTGCAATCGCTGTAATTTTATCACCATTAGCAAGTATGAGTCTATCTGTTGATAATGTGTAAGTATCGTATGCAACGATATCAACATCTTTAACAATGACTGTTGTATCGTCGGCACTTCCGCCACTTGCTACAGCATAGATAGAAATTGTTCTTGCTGTTCCAGTGTAATTGCAAAAGTACATAGTTACAACACAAGTTTCGCCACTTGAAGTATAAATGTCTGTATTGGTATTTCCAACTGCTACGTTTGCTAATGCCATCTTGTGTTCCTA